GGCGCCGATGCTACATTTCCTATTCCGACATTCAAGCAAACCAAATTGAACTTATTATATTTATCCCACAGCGTTCCAATGATGCGTCGCATATTTACATTTGTGAAAGTAAAATTTGTGAATCTTATATTCATGGTTCCAAATGCATTTGTCGCCCCTGCAGACAATATTTGCGTTGTCAGCGTAAAGTTAGCCAATTCATTTTGATACAAATAGTTGAACGGGTTTTTATAAATCTTATCTCGAACAAATGGCACAAATGTAAGGAAAAACGATTGAATGAATAAATTAACTGTTGTTACATCAGGGGGGCATGTGAGATTGAGCGTCACTTGTGTATTATTTGGTTTTATAATGACAAACTCTTTTGTAGTTGATGTGGAGGCTATATTTGCGACTCCATCATTTACATATTGAAACTGATTAAAAACACTAATTGCCGTATCAAAGCCGGCTGGTTTCCCTTGATATGATGCATTGACTATATTCAATCCGTTTTGATTAAGTGTTGCCAAACCACCGGTCGAACTTACTGCATTTTGATAACTTATGTATACTTTGAATTCATCATATTTTTGAAACATTGTTTCGCCTAAAACCAGGCGTAAGTCAAAAATAAATGTATAACTTCGATTATCGGCACTTCTTATTCCGATTTTTGATTGTGTGGTTGTCAAATTTGCTCCATAGAGCCATAATTTTGCTACTTCTTGGTCCATTGCTTATTATAATAAACATACATTTTATTATTATATTATGATTTAATATCTGGCATAGCAGACACCGTTCTCATAGACCAAAACTTGGTCATAAGCGGCGAAGGCAGTCTGGAGCACAGTTGTGGCACTTGCAGTGAAATAGTTGATGATGGCGAAAATATCACTGGTGTTGGTGTTGGTTCCACTGAATATGGATGTCTTATCGGCATTCTGATAAACCTCCATGTCAATGCCAATCAAGAAAGAACCGGAGTCCTCAGTGGATGCCTCAATCAAACCCGCAACAGTGTTGGGGAGATTGAGTGCAAAGGCGGTGTTATCAATGGACGGCTGAACCTGTAAATCAGCAAGGGAGCCAAAGCATTTGACAGCCTCGGAGTAGATTTCGGGGAGGGCAACAGGGGCAGTTGAGGGCAGAACCTCAGACCCAACTCTGAACTGATATCCGATGGAGTTGGCACTTCCTACACCGAAAGCACAGTGGGATGAAGGGTATTGCGCAGCTGTGCCAGCGGTAGAGCGGGTGGCAACAAAGATGTTCTTGAGGGACGAAAACTTGGCAGGGACGGGGAATGACACTTGGGTTTGGGTTCCAGCAGGCAGAGATGCACTGTTGGTGTATGACCTGTAAGAAGGCAGAACCATCTGCATCGGGCTGGAAGAACCAGATTTGATGGCAGAGATAGCACTATCTGGGAGCTCTAAGAATTCTCCACAGTAGTTGATGCCGGTAGCGGTAAAATTGAGACCTGTACCACCTTCAACCATCATCGCGCGGATAAGAGATGATTGCAGAACAATCTCTACACGGAGGGGAGCGGCAGTCATCTCCCAAAGTGGCAAATATTTATCACCACTCAAAGCACCAACAAGGGAAACCAAATTCATAGCAAAGGGGAAACTGGTGGTTGCCGCAGCGAGGACACCTAGAGCACGGCCTCTATTGACCGAGCGACTATTCAACAAAGTGTTAGCACCAATGGCACCACCAGTGGCCACGGAGTATTCCTCATTGGTTCCTGAGGTAATGGCAAAGCGACCCTTAACCGCATCTTCGGGGGCCTGGTAATCGTACAAGATCTTCGCCAATTGACCATAATTGTCGATATCCTCAAGTAAATTAGACCCATGGAACACGCGTATTCTCTGGATAAACTGGTGCCAGCCGCACGACTCTAAGCAGGAACTGGTAGAAGCACCGGAAGCAATCAAGTTGAAGTTACCTCTCAAGTAAGACTCGGAGGGGATGAGTGCAGTGTTGGCACGGGTGGGAATGTTGATGGTAATTGTGTCACCGGGGTTGTAGGTTCCCGTTCCTCCCTGGGGCTGGATCTGGGTTAAATATCTACGGGCAGGGGCGGACTCAACCTTGGACTGGTATTTGAGGTTTGCTGGTATCATTTTATATATTGTATGGCGACATTTTTTTAGAACCAAAACATTTAATTGTCTAAATGTTTTGCTGAAGATTTATCGTTTCAAGACATTTCGTTCAAGACCTGCCGAAACTTTTTTGACAAGCGCTTCTGCAACTTGTCTGGCCGCCGGCCTTTCTAATAGAGGAACTTTGGAACCAATTCTCATTTTTCCGAGGGGCATCTTATGTCCCATCATCGCTTTTCCTAAAGGTGTTTTATAGCCAATCATTTATACCATATACGAACATTTTATAATACTGTCTCCGTGAATTTCACACAATCCAATTGCAAAGTCATCTGGTAATTAATTCCATTCAGGTCAATTAGGTTACCATCATTCGACAACAATCGGATTTGTATTTGGTCCAATTTATTCACATACAAATTTGTTCTAAAGTTATTCGGGTTCGTATATGTGATTACGCTAAAGGGCGCTACATATACCGGTATCGTCGCCAAAATATTATTATTATATGCCTGTGCTATATTTACATTGTATGTAGGGAAATTTATCTCTACATTGATGGCGCGGATTTGATTGAGATTTACGCAATCCCTCCCGTATAATAGATTTGCAGTAGATGTGGTGTTGGTCGTTTTAGAGAACCCCAGTACATGATTTATTGTCGCCGCATATATTATAAAGTTGCTTGTAGAATGAGTAATCAAAATTCTGCTGGTTATCGAGCTGTAAGTTATTGTATAAGATGCACCCATTGCATTTTTGATAACATCTATAAATTGTGTTATATTGTAATTTCCGGGTTCTACATAATATACACTTGGGGGGTCTCCTACAAGCCCCCAGCTGAAGGTGTTGTCAATAACACTGATGCTGTAGAAACTGTAGGGGATGTTGGCATTCTGTAAAGACAAATAGATGTGGTGGCCATCTGGGATTTCTATGACTGGTAAATAGTAAATGCAATTAGCGGTGTTATCATCTACGGTCTCATTGGCGTATCTGGAATTTAAAAATATTTGAATTGACTCGATATGTTCCATGGTTTATATTACAGGTATATTTAAAATCCATATTAAATAGGGGGTCGTAGGGGGACAAAGTCCCCTACTTTTCTGTAATCTCCAGGTGGTTTCCATTCTTGTAAAACTTCTCCTCAAATAAGTCTAAATCCATATGTTGATACGGTTTATCGAATACATAATCATAGAGGGTTTTCGCATCTTGCTCCGACATTTTTAAGAGTTCCTTTGTAATGGTCGACCATTCTTCTTTATTTCTCACACCACTAAAGATGCTGACCCATGTCAGTTGCTTCCTTAAGATCTTGGGGTAATACAGATATGACTGCACGGTAAAAAGGAAACAACAATTCAAATGCCTCGCTTTGATTAGCATTGCATTCAGTTTGGCAAGCAGATGTTTATCTTTCAAATTGTTTGCGAAATCGTCTATGATAACCAGGGAGTATTCCGGCATATCATCTTCTTCACGCTCCTCTTTAATGCGGGTCAGTTCCTCCCGGATTTCATCTAATGATTCCGTTGTCAATTCATGATGCACCTTATCGTGCTTTTCAAAGGGGTGTTTCTCTACACTTAGGAAGGACGACGATGGGCAGAAATACCAGATGTGATGGAACTTCTTTTTATAAACCGTTTTCATTTGGGTTAAGAGATGGCTGGTCTTTCCTGACCCGCCTGAACCTATGTAGAGGATTATCCCTCCGTTCCGTCGGGCAATCCCCTCTACAATATCGGGGACATATATATCCATGGTTTCTTTTATGGGCTTTGTTTCCGGCATTTTATCATTGGCTACTTCGTGGATTTCGAGGGGCATTATAATATAGTATGGGAGATTTAATTAAGCTTTAGACATTTTTATGTTTCCCTATTATATAATGTCTGACGAACCCCTAAATGATGATGCAGTCCTTACCAAATCAAAGCAGAAAAAACCACGCTCCGATGCACAACAGGAGGCCACTAAGAAAATGCTTTTAGCCCGTGATGAAAAAATGAAGACCACCACTCAGAAGGCCATTAAGAAGGCAGTCGTGGAACATCTGAATAGTTCGGCTCCGCCAAAGGTCGTTTCCGAGAGCGAAGAGTCGGAGGCTTCCGTAAGCGAAGCGGAACCTGAACCCGAGCCAGTTAAGAAGAAGGTGAAAGCCGTGGCGCCTCCGGCGCCTCCGGCGCCTCCTCCAGTCAAAGCCAAGAAGGAACCTAAAGTCATCTACCAGGAGGAGAGCGAATCCGAGGAGGAGGAGGTGGTCATTGTAAAGAAGAGGAAGAAGCCAAAGAAGAAGACCATCATTTATGAGGAGTCCGAATCCGAGGAAGAGGCTCCGCCACCGAAGCCAAAATCCAGGGACACCAAGACACAGCAGAATACACGCTCCGGTTTTAAAGTTTCTGTACCTGAAGCCAAACCATCGAAGCCCCAGCCGGTTTACTATTTTGCAGAATAAAATATATTTTAATACTATACGAATGGATACTATTAAAGAACCCGTCAATGACATTGAATGTAGAGAACCTTTAGAGGTGCAACCCGAACGCATCGAGCGGAGTGTGAGTATGTTTCAGATAACCAACGAGGAAGAGAAACGATTCAGGGCCAATTGTTACTCCATCGGTGTAGGGGCCGTTTTGCTTTTAACAGCCTTTGTTATTTATGAAATCGTTAATTGAATGGCTGCACATTCCAGCAGTAATTCAATTTTGAAGAATGGGTTATGGTGGCTTTTGGGTTATTTAATTAAGGGGGTATTGTTTAATTGATTATTTGACATTCCATGCATTCTCCATATATATGATTCCTAAATTGTTTTTAATTTTTTTCAATTTTACGTTTCGCGATTTGGTTTTTTGGCCGACATAGAAAAACGGGGGGTGAATGAAAGAAGTCCGGAGTTTGCGGAAATTTTTAACACTTTTTCAAAACTTTCCGTGATGGGAAAAATGAAGTGCCAAAGTGGCGGTAGTTTGGCACTTGGGTTTTTGGGATTCAAAATACTTTTCAAAAATCATCAAATTTTTCCGCAAAATTAATTTTCAATTTTCAATCTCCAATCCTTTAAATATTCCTGTTTTGTATGGGCGTCAGAATACCATGCCTTCTTATACATTGCATTTTTTCGAAAGAATAACTTAACATACTCTACATTGTATTCCTTCTGTTTTTGTTTTGGCAATTCGCGAAACTCCGAAACCGAGCGAATCTTCTGGGCAATTTTCGCAATAGTCCAGTCAGCATCCTCAGCTCCCCCCTTGTCATTAACATAGTCATCTTTCTTCTCTACATCATAAGGCTCAAAAAGTGTCGTGAAAATATTGTGAATATCATACGAATTCTGCAAATACTCCATCGTGCGTTGCTTAACCGACAATGGAATGTAGCGGTCAATAATGCCCTGCCCCTCGTTCCTAAAAATCAACTGATATGAAAACAGGATATTTAACATTGCGTTTCTATGCGCCACGCGCCATTCATCAGTTTTCAATTGAGTATTCAAAGGATAAATATGTTTTTCTGCATCGTGCAATGAAACATCATCTGTGAAGAAGGAACCAAACAGAATATCCACAATACGTTCAGCATCGGCGTCTTTTGGATTCTCTGCAAAATTCAGCTTGACATTGACCTCCATACCCACAGTGCCACACAAACGAACACGAGTGTTGTTGCTGTAATTGGCGCGGGCCTGGAGCTCACCACCCCCTGTCATATCTTTCACCTGCGAATTTTGAATAAGTTGGTTTTCGGGCGGTTCCTTCATAATAATATAACGCATACGGTCGAGCTTTGCAATTTCGGGATTGGCTTGAGACGATGATTTCTTCTTCTGGTTTTCGGTGACAACCAAGGGTGAAACGTATGCGAAATATTGCCCGAGAATGTTTTTCATAAACTCATTGAGAACCCCCTTGCCATTTCGCCCGCCACCATTAAACACAAAGAATTTTTCAATTGGAATGCCAGATAATCCGGTAGACAAAATAAACAGCATTAATTGACGAACCGCCACATCTGGGAAAATCTGCTCCATGACCACTGCAATATCCTGCATATACCCCTTGTCGTCAATGTTGTCTGCGACTTCATAGGTAATCTCCTCGCCCTTGGTTTCGTCAAACTCCACATAATGCACCCCCTTTACAACTGGTGTGAAATCGTATCCACAAGACCAAGTGACATAATCGTTGAAACGGGCAGGGCGGAAAACACCTTCTTTCAAATCTAAGACGCCATTTTTACAACCAAACAAATCAGGGTTACAATCAAACTCAATGGAGTCATCACACAGGAGCGTCTTCCCCTGTCCAACACATTTGCTTATTTGTGTGTTATCGTGTAAATGTTGTTTTGTGAATTTCTCAATATCGTTTTTTACAGATTTGATTGTTTCGCAATTTACATTATGACCTTCGTCTTCTGGCAAAAATGGGGGGTATTGTTGCTCGTAAGGAGCTATTAAGCTAAACCAATATTTAGAAACCTCATACGTGATTGCAAGGCGAAGTTGTTTATCCCCCTGTTCCCATTTCTTTCCGGTCCAGCAATACCAGATACTATTTGAATAAACGAAATTATTTGGATATATTTCTTTGACTATTTCAATAACCCCCGTGTCGTCAAACTTGCTTATAATTTTATGACAAAGTTCATTTAGGTCTGAATCTGGTTTATTATTATCAACAACAGTTTCAATCCATTTGGAAATATCCATAACTTTGTCAAGCGGTTTTTCCTCCCAGCATAATTTGAACCCTGTGAGTTCGGTGGTTTTATCATTGATTAATTTTAAAACTTTATCGTATCCGAATTTATCCACGTTTTCTTTCAGCAACTTAATTCCGTCATATTCGTAAATGCCGACCTTTTCCTCTGTTTGAATATAGGGGTGATTCATAATTGTTGTTTCGTGCATAAGGTATAACATTACCTTTTCTACGATTCGAAACTCATATTCTTGTAAGAAGTAAGCATAAAATGACCCAATGAAGTTTTTCTCATCTTTGGCTTCTTTGAGTTTACGAGCCGTATTATAAAGTTCTGGATTTTTTTGTTTAGTATCTTCTGCAATCTTGGAAAGACGACGGGTAAAACGGGACACAAATTCGGGCTCACTCGCCCCCTGTATATTATTCTCTTCACAAAATCCGCGAAACGTTCCAAAGAAACAAAGGCGAAGCATTAACTTTTTGGCAATCTTTACATCTACGCCCATGTTGATTGAAATTGATTCTAATATCTGTTCTCTATTATTGCAGTATTCAATAACCTCTGGACAGTCAATGTCATTGGCCAAACAAATATTGCGGATAATTTCGGGCTGTGCATTCTTAATATCGAAGTCATAATACAATTCATCAATAAGGGTATTGCGTGTTGCCTTGTTTAATGCTGTGCAGCCAAGGGCTTCTTTCACAAGAACACGCCCCCACTTATGCTTTGGTTTAATGTATTTAACGCGGAAAGATTTAAGATGATGATTATATAATTTTAAATATTGTTTAAGTTGTTCTTTTTCGTTTGCATATTCTTTTAAGATACCACTGCGATTTGGAATCCAGTCAAGTCGTAAAAGGTCCGATTTAATTAAGGCCTTGACACGCTTAATTGGAATATATTCTAACAACATAACACCATCTAATGGTGCAGAGGGGCGCTTGATGATTGAGATATCGATTTTTGGAGTGGGGGTTGGGGGGGGCAACATTTCCTAAAGTTTATATATATCCTAAAGATAATAATTCTGTAAGTTCTTTTACAAAAACAAAAATAAATTCAATTTTGTAAAAATTATTCGATTAAAATTTCGCAAAGTCTTTTACATTCGTCTAAAAAAGATTTTTTGCGTTTTTGATACTTGATGGTATATGCGATTTGTTTGACACGATACTCCTCGTTGTCTTCACGCCATTTTTTATTGTAGGTTTTCACCTTGTCTTTGTTCTTTTCCTTCCATCGTTTTAATGCAAGTTTTTGGGCTTCAGTTGGCATTCTTTTTATGATATACTATATATGCCTAAATAAATATTCCTAAATCATTTTCAATTTTATATCAATTTTGCAATTGATAAAAAATGGGGGTGGGGAGCACTTATGGAATTAGTCGTCTATGGGCCTATATATTCTCTAAATATTCTTTTCTATGGAAAGCCTGAATAATCCAATGGGCGTTTCTCATTGCTCTTTGCCAATCCCGCAAATACATCTCTCGAGCCATCTCATCAACCATATCATTAGTAGTATATCTGCATTGCCATCTTCCAGCCATGATTATATATAACCAAAATAAAAGATTTTAAGTAGAAATATCGCCTAAAGATTGACGATATGCCTCCGCCCTTTGTTCGTTGATTTCCAGACGGCGTGCAATTTTGGCTCTGCGATATTCGGTGTCGGTGATACCATCGGGACGGTTCATGTACCAACAGGCGGAACGTTTGAGAGTGGGAACAACTGGGCGACCTTTCTCTTCCATCACCCGATCGGCGTATGCCTCACGGCTTTTCTCACGGGTTTCTTCGCGGTGCGTCTCACGCCATTTTGCTTTGCGCAGATAGTTCCGTTGATATTCTGCAATACGTTCCTTTTCCTCGCGGTATGCTTTGGTGCTTTGTTCCAATATGCGCTCACGGTTGCGCATATAGTAGCTATCTTTTTTGGTGTCCATATATATCAGACAGAAAATCGGCGACGATAAGCAGCGATGTTCCCGTCAATGCTGGTATAGTCACCCCAACTGATATACCTGCTTAAAGTTGATGCTTTCTTGGGGTCAGTCCAATCTTCATTTACACGATGTCTGGCTAAATAGGCAGCCCGCTTATCTTTGTCCTGATGGTCAGTATACGTCTTACTTCCAGCCTGACCAAAATGTGTTTTTGTCCCGTCCTTGAATATGGCGACAAAGCGTTTGCCCTTACGATTACTGTCTGCTATTTGCATATATACAATATGGATAAAAAAAGGAGCAAGTGCCCCCTGTTTATTTTGGTTTTAATTAATTAAGTTATAAATTTTTATTTCGTAAATATACCTGGACTGCATTATTATATTCTTCGGGTTCATACTCTTCTAAATCATAGTTTAATCCATACTCGATAAATTGGCTATAGTAACTTTTCCAATTGAGAATTCTACAGCACGGACACTTAATGGCAGATTTGACATCATCAGCATCAGCCCAAAGAATTCCATTCGGCACGATGTTGTTTTGGCAATCACTGCATATATAGCCTTCTTTGCATGTATCACATTTCATGTCAAATTTATCTGTTGATGGTTCTAAACAGATATTGCAATGTGTTGTCTCATCATCACTGGCCTCATTACTGGTCTCATCACTGGCTACAGGCAATCCCATAGCTTTCCACATTTGTTCAATTTTTTCATTGGAAGCCGGTTCAGATGTCACTTTACATTCTTTCAATACCACTTCTTCAGTATCCTCCTCACCAAGAAATGTGTCGTCATCGCTGTCATCTTCCGCCTCCCCTAAATCCTCCTCTTTAAAATCCTCATTGTCGTATCCAGCCTCGTCTGCATCTAAAATCTCTTCGTGGTCGGTATGCTTCATATCAATATCATCGCATCGACCTCTCGAGTTAATCTCCAATATTTTTCCATTTTTCAATTCAACATGAAGCGTATTGTATCTAATCCACCAATCCACAACCTGCTCTTTGTTTTCCAAATTAATATTACTGGGGATTAAGAAGTCATCCTCAAAGGAATAGGTTACTCTTACAACTTTGTTTCCGCTCATTTTATCCGTTCGTAATTTATTATAGTTTCAATTTATCAATTCAATTTATTATTTTATGCATATCTTAAATATGCAAAAAAAGATTTCAATTTTACGACTTTTTCAATTTTAGAGTTATCCAAAGTGAATGATGGCGGATGCGTTTTCGTGTCATATATAAAACGCAGAGATTATTCTTTGTCGTTAATCTTGATATACACCTTGGCTTGGTTGGAAGAACTGCCCATATCCTGCATTTCATTTTCCATCTCTTCGGTCTTCTCCATAAGATCTTTATACTTGGATGTCAAATAGAAATGCCTCAATGAATTCACCGAGGCTTTCTTCCCGCCGAAGATGGCATTCAATCGTTGGTTAAGAGAAACATTGCTCAATGGCAACAGCTGACTATTGAAGAAAAGGTTATCAACTTCTGCAGGAATAACTGAAATCCATTTCTTCAGGATTTTCTTCAATGATGGGGGGATTTCCAACTCCTGTCTGCCCTTCAATGTCTCCCCCATTTTAGTAGCAGTCTTGTATTTATTGAACACCAAACGGTTGTCCTGCATATCGACATAGTTGTCATATTTCTTATCTGCATTCTTGTGGAGCATCAGCACATAATCCTGCGCCCTTCTTGGGACAATGTGGCCGTAATACATGGAGAGAATTACCCAGTTCTGTATCTCCATAAGATCGGGGATGGTGTGGGTTTGCTTTTTAAGAAGGGCCTTTGCGTTTTGTTTGAGCTTGGTCATTATCCCGTCAATCTCTTCTTGCGATATGGAGGAGTCGTCCAGCTTATCGGTGAGCTCAGACTTGGAAACCTCCTCACGGTAAGTGCGGATGTCCTCGTTCATCTGGTCTTTGTATGCTTTGTTGTCTGGCTCGATGCACAATAGCGCAGCCATAAAAGTCTTCCTTGTGTTGTAGGGCTTTTTATTCAGGTATTCCATGATGGACTTTTCCTTCTTAAAGTTTTCAATGCTTGGTTTATCGTCGCCGAATACGGTACGGTGCACATTCTTTAACAGAGAATTATAAGTCTTAAGTGAGGCTACAGAAATCTTGGGCTTAATCTTTTTTATTTCGTCGGAGAAATCCATTTATATATTGGCTAAAGATATTAATAATCCCCGAAAAGTCCTTAAGTGAGTTATATTCAATTAATTAAACACTTTTTTTTAGATAAATTGCTCTAAAAACACTAATAAATGGCTTAAAGGCATAATTAAAATATTTTAATTATGCCTTTAACCTCTTTTAAAGCCTATTTATCTAAATAAACTTAATTAAATCGCTATTCTATTAACTAATATGTATAAACATTAAGTAATAGGTATTCTCTTAACCATTGTTAAGCCTTTAAATAAATACTCCAATCCACATAATATAATTAAGAAACTTTGCTAAACCGTACTTCATAAGAAACAACTGTATAAAATAGAAAGCATCCATCGTAACCAAAGCTTTGACAATCTTTGGAGTTTTAACAAAGTCCATAAACTTATTTACTAAATAGTCTTGGATGAATGATGTAATCCATTCTTGTATTCTTCAAAGAACCTTTCGCTTAAACCAATCGACAATACTGTATGCACACAACTTCCATTTGGGGTGTGCAATTATATGATGGTTATCATGGAGGAACTCCACATTCTTTTGTAGAGTATCAACATCGGCAGGCGAAAGATTTCCATACAGCGATTTGTAAATTTGTATTAACAATACCTTCTTATCTATCTTAAGCTTCTCGGATTTATCACAGTTCCTAATTCCACAGTTCTCAATCATATTGCATACAAGAGAAACCAATTCCATATTGTGTCGGTTCTCACGAATTTCGTGAGGTAGATTTGTTATCGTGTCCAGAATGCGCGCATGAACCTTCGCAACCTTTGCATCTTTCCAAAGTCCATTTTGCGGTTTGATAAAAGAAAATGATGACATATACACTTTGCAAATATTTTATTTATCCAATACGGGGCCAAACAAAGTTTGTTGCAATTGTTTAATTTGTTCAAACAATTGTTCTTTAATGACTGGATCTTGTTCCGTGTAATGTTTTAAACATAAATCGCTCATAAGCCTATCCTTTGCAATGTCATCAATCAATTCTTTGGTGATTTCCATTTATACTAATACCTAATATAATAAAATACGGCATAATTGAATGGTCTGTTTTCTCCGGCGGTTCTATCAAAACGAGGCAATATACCTGTATCATCAACGGGGTCTGTTGTAATTCTATTTCTTGCGACACACGAGCGAGCAGAACCACTTGATAAATTAAAAAAACCTTGATTGCTTGCGTATAGTGGGGTTAAAACCGCGTCTTGCTGTGCTGTGCCTAATGCAGGTCCAGTATATGTCACACCGCCAGAAGTTTGCGCCTCACGACCACGCAAAAACGCACCCCTAAAATCAGGCACATTAAAAGTTGTAGAGCCATTGCCTACACCAAATGTAGTGCCGATTGAGGCAAACAAACGGGCGTATGTTCCTGTTCTATTAACTGCTTGACCGTTGCAATATAAAAATCCTGCTGGGACACTGGCGCTGACATTTTGAATAATGGTTGCGGTTGGCATCATGTTAAATGTTTTGTCCACATTCACTGCTGTGTTTGAATTTAAATTAATTGCTCCTGTCGTTGCGGTTAAGTTGATATCAGTATTTGCTAATAAATCTATAGTTCCAAAACTTCCTCCCGTTGCAGTAATGTCGATATCGGTTGCGGTAAGACTCATATCCTCTCCTCCAATTAGTCTCAAATTCTGCCCTGCTCCTGTTGTAAGTGTCATTTCTCCAACGGAAGTAATATCAATAGTTGATGCGGAATCAATTGTTACTGTGCTCGCACTGTTAATGTCTAATCCTGCGTCACAATCAATCCGTGTTTGTCCTATACTATCTATCGTCACATTATTTGCTGACTCCAATAACAAAGTAGATGCTGCGCCGTTTGACTTGATTGTATTGGTTCCATTATCAACACCATTGAGAGTTAAACCACCTGTTGCTGTTCCTGTTTCTGCCAATCGCATTAAATATCCAGTTCCTCTCGCATTATTTCTTAGTCTCATATCGTCAGAACTTGTATTGACAGAAGTATGTTGTATTGCTGGTGAGTTTGATGTCTCACTTACAATTAAAAATTGATTACAACCATTAATATTAACATTGCTCCCCGGGCCAGTATTCAATCTGATATCTCCGTTTCCAACAGCGTTTGTAGATGTAAGCGTGATTGACTGTGATGTGTCAATTGTTACTGCTCCGCTCGCATTAATATCCAACACGGCAGAATTGATTTGAGTTGTTCCTGAACTTGTTGTTGTAATTGTTGGCGCGTCGAGCGTCGCTGATGTGCTCGCATTCATATCCAGTGCGGCAGAATTGATTTGAGTTGTTCCTGAACTTGTTGTTGTAATTGTTTGAGCATCGAGCGTTGCCGCCGTGCTTGCATTCAAATCAAATGTCAAACAATTTATTTCAGTTTCGCTTGAACTTGTCAAAATAATGTTATCACCTGCTCCAACAGTAGTCAGTGTGATTGCTGCATCTTCCGCACGCAATTCAATATTACTGCCTAATCCAAGGGTAGTTAGTTTTATTTCATTCCCCGCGTCATTCGTTTTTAATAAAATACCCTCTGTTCCACCTGGTGTGGGGCATTGAATAGTGATGCCTTTGGCAGTTATTGTTGCAGTTTCGGGCGTATCGATTGTTATATCAAGCGATGCGTTGATGTCAAGCAATGTGCTATTTATTTGTGTCCCTGCCGAACTTGTTGTTGTTAAACTCGTTCCACTTGTAATGTTCATTGTGGTTCCTGATTGGAATATCGCAGACGATGTTGCTTGTATATTTATACCTGTACTTAAAGCATTAATTGCGATACCGCCACTTTGAATAGTCATTACGCCTCTATTATCATCAACACCATTCCCTTGGTCTTGAATAATTTGCCCATCATACTGATTTAATCCTGCTGTGTCGCCAAGCATATTTATCATGACTTGGTCATTCGCCAAAATACGCGTTAATGAGATTTGTTGCGATGACCCAGCCAATTTACAAAAATTTGATGCTCCACAAAAAGTCTGTTCTATTGTTGGGTTCAACTTTTTGATTAGCGTCCTTGCAGTTCCAAATCCGTTTCCATTATACCATTGGAACGCCGAGTCCGCATTTCCATCTATCTCACAATTCAAAAACTTACGGTTTGTTGCCCCGCTGTCTGTCCAGAAACCCAAATAGTCATAATCGTTGCCTGTGTTATTATCGTAGAGAACTACCTTCTTTTGAGATGGAAGAAGGGTTCGTGTTACATACAATTCACCTGCTGTGATGGTTGCATCATTAGCAACTTCTAAATTGTTATTAATGAGCAATGATGACATCTGAGATGTCCCTGCCGTGCTTGTAAATGTGCTGGTCGTTGAAATGCCGTCAGATGCCGACAACCCATAAAGGAATTGAGATGCTTCTGATGAAGCCACATAAACAGCTGTTGCACCGATCGCTGCCCCTGTATTTGTTATATTCACTCTTCTGGCAAATGTAGTTCCTGTAAGAGCCCCGTATGTTTGGTCTGTTGTTTTTACCTCCAACAATGTAATGCGTCCTTCATCGGTTGCTATATCTGCCGTGTTTGTAGCAATTGCTGCGTTTTGCGCGGCCTGTGATGCATTATTGCTTACGATATAACCACTTAGCGTCGCCGCCGTCGTAGTTGCTAAAGCGAGGGCCGAATACGCCACTGGGCCATCTCCTGCTTCTCCCTTTGGTCCTCTTGGTCCTTCTGGTCCAGTCGGTCCTGTTGGTCCTCCAGCTGGTCCTGTTGGTCCCGTTGGTCCCGACGGTCCTCCAGCCGGTCCCGCTGGTCCCGTTGGTCCCGTTGCTCCATTTATTCCATTTGTTCCTGACGCTCCTGTTGGTCCTGTTGCCCCCGTAGGTCCAGCCAATGCATTTGTCACCTGCTGAACTGTTATAATTACGCTCGGTACCGCTGGTCTTGTAGGAGATGCGCCTGCCACATCATGATGTAAAAACATTGCTGTATCCGCGGAATGCCACGCAATCTGAATATAATCATTTGCTTTGAGTGGCAGCATAAAATTCAACGCCGCTATGAGTTTGTCATTATTGCCCTCCAACGAAAAAAGACTATTTGAATCGGGGATATTGACTCCATTCTTAGCAAACCATACTTCCGTGTTGTCTTTGCCTCCATCGCTTTTGTCAAATTGTGCCGAAAACTGAATATTATAAACGCCATCATTCAACACTTTGATTTGGGAACTGGTAGCACCTATTTGCACACCATTGTTGCTGGGGTCGCTATTATTGACAGTCATAAAATTGACGCTTGTTGCACCCGCATTTGTTTGGTCTATATTGCTCCAAAAAGACCCCCAGTATCCCACGCTTTCTAAACCAGCTGTAATGCCGTCTATCTGCTGTTGGATTGTTTCATTTGTTCTAATTCCAAATAAAGTGTCAAATTGCAAATCACTTATGTCAGGGTCCGATTTAGTCAAAACATCTGTATTTACTTCATTCGCATTAACGGAGGCTAAATTTGTTAAATAGTTATAACTGGTGTAATCAAGATTATTAATACTCATTATAAAATATACCTATATAATATAATGGCTTCAAACAACTCAAATTACAATAAAATCTCTGTAAAGACGGATTCGATAGTTGAGCTGATTGAGCAACTGTCTAAACTCGGTGTATTTAAGGAAAAGAGAAAACCCCGTGCAAAAAAAGCCGTTCCTACCGATGTGCGCCAAACTGGCGATATGGGGCCTGGGTATGTTACAACACTGCAAGGCGAAATTGGTAGAGGTGACCCTAATTTATTTGCATTGAGACAAGTTCAACCCGGTATGACCCAGCAACAAATTGCGGACCTTCAAGAAAGAAATAATGCGGGTGTAGCCGCACTCAGGGAAGAAGTGTCACAACAACGACTGGCCGACATTGAGCAACAACAAGGGCAACGCTTTGCCGACATCACAAGACTGGGTGGTATAATGAACCCGGTATTGGAGCGTTTCAGGGGTGCACAAGATCCAGGGGCTGGACAAAGAATTGACCCTTTTGCACAACAAACCGGCCCGATTTTATTACCAGATATCCAGGAGGAAACATTTGGCCAAACAATCAATGAAGGGGGTCCTCCAGCCACGCCCGCTGTTCAAACTGAACTTTTTGCTGAGGCTGGAGACGAAGAAGAGGGTATTCCTACAGGTGGTGGCCTGCCTTTCCAACCTATTCAAGGGATTTTTAAAGAACCCAGTAAATTTGCTACACCTGCAATTAAAAGACGAGCCGAAAGAGGAGTCTCTCTTGGACTGGGACCACCCCCACAAGCCAGAAACACATCAGAAGAAAAAACGGCTTATTATTTCAGATTAGCAGCTAAAGAGGATTTTGAACCTTCAAATATTAAAAACGCAAAAGGGTATTTAGATGCTATTAATGCTTATTTGGATGATGACAAAAATTTTTTGTCTACTGAAATTATATAATGGCCGACTTTGAAGAAAGAGAAAATGAAAGAGAAGTATTTATCGATTTAGAGAACTTACCCAGTAGCCTTACTTATAAACTGGAAGATGTAGAATACACTTATTCACCCTTGAAATTCGGTATTGGCGAATGCTATACCATGGAATACTACGAGCGAATGTTCGATAGAGCCTTCCCAGGTCTTCTGCAACAATTCCCGTGTCTTTATTATATGGTTGAGGATTGGCGAGACCAAGCCATTCAAAAGACCCCTTTAGAACACATAGAAGCCCGTAAATAAATTATTCGTTATATATATAATGAATAATGCTGGGAACACTCCAAACCGTCCTCTTAGCCTTTATGATAGTCTCCGTGTGGGTTACATTGATGATGAAAACAAAAAGGGGGCAGAGATGGCCAAGTATGGTTACCAAATCGATAAGGGATTGAGTAACGAAAATCAGCAGGTGTATTTTAATCCTGAAAGTAAAAAACTACTCTACAATGTTACGGGCAGTCAATCATTGAATGACTGGGTGAATGTAGATGCAAAATTGGCATTGGGCGGAACAATCGGCAAAGGCATCAAAGCAATCGGCAAACCTTTAGAGCGCGGTATATCGGCAGTGTTGCCTTCATCTTGGAGAAGCAAATTTGAGCGAGGATACGAAAACATTGTAGGAGGGTTCAAAGATACTGAGCGTTATAAACAGGCCGACGAAACCTTGAAGAAGGCCAAAGCCAAATATGCTCCTGCTGAAACGGCAATCACAGGACATTCATTGGGCGGCCGAATTGTACAGGACATTGCCAAGAAGTCGGACAAGGTTTTTGCATTAGACCCAGGTCAGACCATCGGGCAGAAAGTCAAAGGCAACCAGAATATCTATCGCTCTGCAGGTGACATCGTTTCACTTGCCAGTGCTGGTTCCAAGAATTTGAAAACACTTGCCAACCCACATGTCAGGACAATCATACCCGCATTAATTAAGGGCGACCCAAAGCAGATTGGCATTGCTGCAGCCATCGATGCCTATCATGCGCACGACATCGGAAATATTAAGGACAGCGATATTTTTGTCTAATTATATGTTATAATGAGTTTTACAACATATAAGCAAAGGTTTAACAAGAAGTATGGGTTTGAACCCGCTGAACCCCACTCTCTGACCGACATCTCCAAAATCACTGGATACAAGAAGACTGGGTTAGAGACCATCTTTGACAAAGGCGTAGGTGCTTTTAAAACCAATCCTCAGTCAGTGCGCAAAGGCATAAGGTCACCCGAGCAATGGGCTCAAGCCCGGGTTTATTCTGCAGTTATGGGCGGACCTACTGCAAAGATCGATGCGAAACATTTGATTAGAAAATAGGCATCCAATTCTGTTTGAATTGTTTTGATTGTTCCTCATCCTCAGGGATGCCTACAATCGTGAAGGTGAAGTTGGCTGTTAATGGCGTGTTTGAAAAGGGGGTGCTTGGTGCAATCGGCAGCGCTCTAAGTGTCAAATCAACAAAATCCTGGTCCCGATAAAAGGTTGTGACAATTCCAGATTGCCATCCGTTTGCCCTGGGCGCTCCCGTAGTTCCCATGGAAACTATTCCCAATGTTGCCACTGCATTTTGATTTGCACTTGTTATATATGCAGTCTGATTAATGAAATTCAATCCCTCCATTTGTAAAATAAAGGAACCATTTAGCGCCTGGGTTGAACCTGCTTGACTTGTTATCCCCGTTAAAAAAATATTGAACTTTTTATATTTGTCCCACATTGACCGGCACAGCTGACGCATATTTACATTGTTGAGGGTAAATTGAGACGCATCAGCATTAATTATTCCCAAATTGGTTTGCGATGTTGTTAGTCCAGTTGGATTTATAAACAGTGTTGCTTTCTCCACTTTGTAAATGGGTTTTATGAAAAAGCCAATAACACACGCTGGATTATTACCTGTCATTGTAAAAGCATATGGTGCCGAATTATCATGGTTTTTCATAGTAATTGTGAGATTTACATTGTCCCCATCTTTTTTGAATTGAACTGGGGCAAGTGGGTATGCCATTACAGCTTCATGATTTGAAGCGGTATTTGAGAAAACAATTGCTCCAACAATTGGACTTTCAGTTGTTATTCCAAGTCTATCTGTGTTATTTGAATTTTTGGTTGCACTATTCACAAAATTGAGACCGTTCATTTGAAACTGGCAAACTCTCGCATTTCCACCTGGAGTTCCTATTCCCACATTATTAGTGAAAGCACATTGTATTTCAAAATCTTCATGTTTATCCCAGAAGTTGCGACATAATCGTCTCATATCAAATGCTGGATAATTCCACTCTTTACGGTCTGCGCTAACTGTGCGACCCACTTGCGATGTTATTGAAAAAATTGTATTAAATCCAAAAAAGGCACACTCATTCATTTCACCTGGTATCACTGGTTCAAATACCAAATGAAATGCTACATCACAATAACTATTTCCTGCCCCTGCTACTCCAAATGTGCTTGGTCCGGTTATATTATTTAGAGTTGTGGTTGTGAAGTTTAAATCGACTAAATCGGCACATTTTCGGAAATTATAACTTTGCCCTGTATTTGAAATTAATTGATTTTGTTGAGCAGCGTTTGCTGCTGTCTGAAGATTGAAAGTCGCAATTGCAACAAATTGTTGACTCATATATGCCGTATCATAATGTAGATTTTCCCAAGTAAGACCTGCCATATTATAAACAACGATTCCAAGTGTTGTGCCTGTAAGTGTAACTGCTCCAGAAGTTGCTGCTGTCGCCACTTTCATGGTAAACATTTCATATTTGTCCCACGCAGCACCAAGCACATTTCGCATATTAATATTTGAGAATGTGAAGTCTGATTTTGTCGCATTAATCGTGCATGGATTTGTAGTCGAAGTTGTTGATAATATTAAAGAACCGCTTTCACTTAGCATTTATATTATAAACATATATTATTCAGGACAAACTACTTTTCCTTTTTAAAAAGGAGGG